GCAACAGACAAAACAGTTCCAGAAGATTATGAGGCATTGCTCGCTTTTAAACAAAAGCGTGAGCAAGAAGATTTAGAAAGAGAGGGAAAGTATGAAGAATCAAAAAACTTATTAGAGCAACAATATCGTGATAAGTCTGCAGAGGACAAAGAACGAATACAAAAACTTGAAGCAAGAAACAGAGAGCTTGAACTCATTGCTCCTGCAATGCAAGCATTATCTGAGGTAACACATGACCCTGAATTGGTTTTAAATAATTTAGTGCCAAAAGATCAAATACAAATTAAAGAAGGTGTACCTGTTGTTATTGATGGTTACGAACAATTGCCTGTACAAGAATATGTAAAAAATAAACTTGAAAAAGAAAAGCCATATTTATTAAAAAATAAATTGCCTACTGGTGGAGGAGCACCAATTTCGAGACCTAGCAATGAAACATTTTCAGAAGATATGTTGAAACCATTTCTGAAAAATAGTGAAGATATTACTGAACAGGGTCGTATTTTTAAAACATATGGTAAGGAAACTTGGCAAAAGTTGAGAGATATTGCAAAAACACGTTAATATATAAATATTAGGCAAGGCTACGCTAAGTCAAATAGGGTTACGCCCACATCCGTTAATTTTTTATTCTTGAACACATGGCAGTTCTCAGGAGTGATATTATCGTTCCAGAGGTATTTACGCCTTATGTCATTGAGCAAACTACTGCTAGAGATTCATTTCTTGCAAGCGGTGTGGTTGCACCTATGGCTGAGCTAAATGCTACTGAGGGACCCAATGGCAGCAATCGGTCAGAAGATCGCTGCTTATATTGCAAACCAAAGACAAAAAGATTTACTTGCTTGTCTTGATGGAGTGTTTGGCTCTATAAATGCAAACTCAAGTAGTTCAGCTTTCTTTGACCTTTGTATTGATTCTGAATCAGGTGATACACCAACAGGTTTATCTCCAAAGCACGTTGCTAAAGCCAGATCAATTCTTGGCGATCAGGGCGACAAGCTAACAGCAGTTTGTATGCACAGCAAAGTTTACTATGATCTTGTTGAAAGAAAAATGGTTGACTATGTTCTTGCAACAGATGGCAATGGTGGTTCTGCCACTGCTTCTGGTGGAACAATTGCACCTGCATATGCAGGAGGCAATGACACAGTTCCAACATACTGTGGTTTAAGAGTTATTGTTTCTGATGATGTTTCAACTACTGGTAGTGGTTCATCAACTGAATACAGTACATACTTCTTTACTGCAGGAGCTGTAGCAAGTGGAGAGCAAGCAGGTCTAACAACTGAAACAGACAGAGATATTCTGGCTAAATCAGATGCAATGGCAATTGACTTGCATTACACATATCACCCTGTAGGTTCTAAGTGGGCAGTTACTACAACAAACCCAAACAGAACTCAACTTGCAACTGTAGGCAACTGGTCGAAAGTCTACGAGACAAAGAACATTGGTATCGTAAGAGCCACTAATGTTTCTACTCAAGACTAGAGGTAATTAATTATGCCATCACAATTTGAAGTTACTGCAGGCAAACTTACTGGACCAACAACTGGTGGAACAGTAACGCAAGCAACAAACAAGTCTACAGGTGTAACTCTCAATACTGAGAGTGGACAAATTACAATGAACAATGCACAGCTTGATGCAGGTGTTGAAGTTACATTCACAGTTACCAACGATAAAATCGCTGCTACTGATTGTGTTGTAGTTAACCATGGTTCTGCAGGTACAGCAGGTTCATATCTTGTAGGGGTCAGCGAAATTGCTGCAGGCTCTTTTAAGGTAACTGTTACCAATGCTTCTGCAGGTAATTTAAGTGAAGCTATTGTTATTAACTTTGTTGCATTAAAAGGTGCATCTAGTTAATGGGAATATTCGCTTTTAGACGAATGAGAGAACAGGAGGCTACTAAACAAGTAGCCCCTGCACCTCTTAAAAAAACAAAACGTAAGCCTAAATTAAAACAAAATGGCAATAACGATAGACGCAACAGTGGGGGGAGCATCAGCGAACAGTTACATAACACTGTCTGATGCAAACGCAATTGTTGAAGGATTAGTTCTTGATGATGATGTTTCAGTATGGGATAGTTCAAATACTGACAACAAAAATAGAGCTTTATATACTGCAGCGGTCAGAATTGACCGAGAAAGATTTTTAGGTGCAAGAGTAACAGATACACAAGCATTACAATGGCCTCGTACTGGTGTAAGGAAGCCAGATACATATATCAATACCTATGCAACAGGCTTTCCATTTCGTATAACAACTGATTATTTTACTGATACAGAAATTCCAGAACAAGTTAAAAAAGCACAAGTTATTCTTGCAGTTTATTTAAATAATAATAGGAATGGGTTAGGATTAAGTGGCTTAGAGGATTACAAAAACGTAAAAATTGGTAACCTAGAAGCAACACCAAATTTTTATGGTGCTGTTGGTGCTGATAGAGTACCACCACTATTTGAACGGTATTTTACTGGTTTACGACATAGTGGACCCGGCAACGTCGCAATTAAAAGGAGTTAACATGACTTATTATCCTGCAGCCAAAATTATTAATGATACTGCTGCACATACAGGAAGATTTGGCTGTATCAAAGCATTGCAAGATTCAGTTATAAATACACTTGCAGCTGAAAACATTACTGGAGATTTAACTGGCTTACAGTTTAAATCAAATACAGCTATAGAAGGTGTAATTACAAGTGTCAAATTAGATAGTGGAACTGTAATTGCTTATTTATTATGAGCCTTGCAAATGCACTAAAAAAAGCTGCATCAAAAACACTTAGCAAGTTAGGTGGAAATGTAACTATTCGAAAAGTTACTACTGGTTCATATAATGCAACAACAGGCGCAATATCTGAAACTACTGCTGATACTACAGTTAAAGGAATACTTGAAAATGTAACACGATCACAAGTAAATGATTTAATTGAACAGCAAGATAAAATATTAACAATAGCTGCTAGTGATTTGGATTTTGTACCAACAACAAAAGATAGAGTTGTTATAAGTAGTGTCGAATTTAAAATTATTGCAGTTAATACTAATGAACAAAATAATACCCCTATAAGTTTTGAAATTGTTTTGAGGTAATTATGACAAGACAAATTCGATTAGATCAAATAGATGATGTAATGGAAGAAGCAATAGTAAAGTTAGTCCGTTCAACTACTTTACAATGGACTTTATTGGTTAAAAATGCCACACCTGTTGATACAGGTAGATTACGAAATGCTTGGCAAACACAAATAAGGCCATTACAGGGTACAGTTACAAATAATGTTGAATATGCTGAACCTGTTTGCTTTGGTCAAAATTTACCGCCATCTTGGGGTGGTCAATACAGAACAAAACAAAATACAATTGCAGGGTTTCCAGAATTAATTGGAAAACAACTTGAACAATATGCCAGAGTAGAATATCAAAGAATAGTACGAGGTATTTAAAATGGCAGCATTGGACTTAAATACTGTCAGATCAACTATTGAAAACAGGTTGGCAACAGAACTTGCATCAAGCCCAGTCATACCTGTCATATTTAATAATATGTCTTTTGATTCAACAACTG